CATACTGTCAACAGTTAATTAGTTGCAATTGGTAGCTATAGTTATGAGTAACAGGTGGAATAGTACTGTTGATATGGGTATGTTGTATCGGCTTTTTAATAAAAATTGATTGTAGGGCATCCTAGTGATGTCGTTATTCATGTATTTTATAACTTATAGCGATTTTATGTTTTGTTGATGTGACAACATTTGGTGTCAAAATTATCGAGGTTATATAAAATTGATATATATCTTATAGTGATTAATAGGTTTGATGGGGTTTGTTATAATTAAGGATATGGATAATACTGTTACTGCTGTAAAAAAGAAAGCGAAAAGGCGTTTAACAGTCAAGCAAAGACGTTTTATAGACAATTATCTTCAGACTAGTAATGCTACACAAGCTGTTATAGATGCGGGTTATAAAGTGAAGAGCCGAAATGTTGCCCGTGCCGTGGGTTCTGAGGTCTTAACTCAACCTGCTGTAATAGAAACAATAGAGGAAATACTTAATAGACAAGGTTTGTCGATACCCTCGGTTGTCGGAAAATTGGAGCGTGTAATTGATTCAGGACTAAAGGCAGAAGCCAAAAGCAGTGATGCACTTAAAGGGATCGAGATGGCCTTTAAACTTCATGGATTACTCAATAAGCACGTTGTTACGGAAAATAGGACTTTGAAAGTATCTTTGAAGGCAAAAGACACTAAAGAGCTTTCAAGGGCCTTAGATGGAAAGACATACGAACCCGTTGAACTTTAGATGTCGTATAATATACAAATAACGACGTCTTTTAGTTATTCGTTGATATACCAACATTTGATGCCCCCAAAACTGACACGAACAAAACCCGAAACAACCTGTAGTATCAATTAGTCCCACTAAAAACACGAACAAAACCCGAAGCAGACCCCCCACCACACCCCGCCTGTCTAAAATTTAAAATTTGCAATACCTCTTCCAAGTCCGTAATAAAAATTTCAGGGATTGACCCCCCTAGATGATGTGCTAGTATTGTAGGTAATGCTTCAGAAACACAGGACGATTTGTGAATACTGCCAAGCTAACATCGAATACAAGTTAACAGATCTTTTAAGGGACCGTTTCGACACCATCTTTGTTATTTGCCCCCTATGCTCTTCATCCGTGGAAGTACCAGAACCAGAGGAAATAGATACCGAACTTATCCCGATAGAGGGGGAAGTTGAGGAAGAAGACCTAGAGGAAGTATTTGTTTCTGAAGAGGAGGACTAATAATGCCCTACCAAAAGCCAAAGGATACACATCCTTGGAGACGTTACGCAGACCGCAAAGTTTCTGTAACCGTAGAGACCCACAGTAACATCATACCTGTAAGAGAGTTCATCCTAGAACTTGCCCAGCATTGGGACGATAAAGAAATAATTTTAACCAAGGAATTTGAAGGGTCTAACTGTCACTTACTTCGCACGCTTCCTCAAGAACGACAAGCCTTGTGGATCGCAAGCCAACTAAAGAGGTTTTATGTCATTAGAGACATTTAAGAAGAAACATTTACCCGATCAAAACAAAACAGTCCTTGAAAAGGAAAAGGAAGCAAGGCTACAAGTAGAAGAGGATACAGCCGAGGTAAACGCAATTGCGGAGTCCGATAAGGCGTTCGACTCCCTGATGAAGGAGCAAGAAGCATCGTCCAAGGCCCTAGAAGACGAAATGCTAAACTTTCTTGGCGAAACCAAGTCTTTTACCGACTACAGGGACAGACTTGCAGCAGTAGGTCTTACAAAGCTTGCGAGCATAGAATTTAGCAAGGGATGGGAATACGTTTGTCTTTCAACAGATGGAAAGCACCCCATAACAATAGGGGGTAAGAGTTTTGAGACAAAGGCTGGTATTCTTGTTGTTCTTAAAGCACCCGATGGCACGTACTTTGCAAGAGCAATGGGAGTTACCTATGACCCTACAATTGATTTTGTCGCTATAACAACGCTTGTCTTGCAGGCTGAGAACTCCTACGATCATAAGAGAAAAATAATCCTACCGACCAATTTTAATGAGGGTCTTACGCAAACTGAAAGTGGTTTATTTATACCAAAGGAGTAGGTATGCAAGACTACCACCTAACCATCAAAAGACCAGATCCTTACGTTCCCCCTGATCCGAAACTTAAAGCTAAGGCAGTTGAGGAGAACAACAAAGAGCTTTTGATCGAGTGGTATCTGCAAAGGGAGGAGTGGGAGAGACAAGAAAAGGCATGGCTTGGGGCTACCAATCTTTATAAGTTTAATCAAAAGATCATGAAGTGGCCTGATATTTATGAGGAGCTTCATAAGCCTGTTTGTGATTTCATACAGGAGAACATTTGGACCAAGTGGATACTTTTGATGCTTCCAAGAGGTACATTTAAAAGCTCTGTTGTAACGGTTGGGGGGTCGTGTTGGCTTATAGCAAGAGACCCATCCATTAGGATCTATCTAACAAACGGTACAAGAGACATGGCGGTATCGTTTCTTTCTCAAATAAAAAAGCACGTTAAAGGTAATGAAGACTACATCAAATACTATGGGGATATGTCAGCAAATGCGGATACGTGGAGAGAGGATAGGTTTGCAGTTTCTTATGACAAGTCTTATGAAGCAAAGGATCCTACCATCATCGCAACAGGTATCGCAACAAACGCAGTAGGCTCGCACTTTGATGTTGGCATCATGGACGACCCTGTTACAAGGGAGAACTCAGGAACGGGGGATCAGAGGGAGAAAGTAAAGCAGTCATTTAAGGACACACTTGATCTTATAGATCCTCTTCCTAACGGACACAAACCTCTCATAATTGTAGGGACAGCGTGGGATGATGGGGATCTTTATTCTTGGATACAAGATCCTGAGAGTGGTCTTAGTGATAAGTTTGCCATCTTAAAGTTACCAGCATACGAAGGTGAGTGGGGGAAGGGCAAACTTTTGTTTCCTACACGTTTGTCTTGGAATGTTTTGGACACCTTGAAAAAAGCTCAAGGCCCGTCTCACTTTGCATCCCAATACATGTTAGATCCAGTGCCCCCTGAAAATGCTAAGTTTAAGACGTTTAAATATTACGAGAAAAGTGACATAGCGGGACTTCCGATGAATATTTTTATGAGTCTTGATTCTGCTGTGTCTGAAAAAAGGTCTGCGGATTATTCGGCACTTGATGTTGTAGGGGTGGATTTTTTAAATGATTGGTACATATTAGATCTGTGGAAGGGGCAAGTAGGGCCAAACGAGCTTATTCAAAAGATAATAGATTTTGTGCAGAAGTGGAGACCCATCACACTTGCTGTTGAAAAGACGGCAGCATACTTAGCTCTAAGGCCATTTTTGTATGAGAAGGCAAAGCAATTAAACGTGAAGTTATATATCACAGAGCTTGTGCATAACGAGAGATCCAAGCAAGATCGTATCCTTGGTCTTGAGCCGAGGTATGCTAATGGGGATATTTTACATAACAGAGAAGTGCCTTTTATAAAAGATCTTGAAGAGGAGCTTAAGAGGTTTCCCAGATCTCGCCACGATGACATATCGGATGCTTTGGCAAATCTTTTAGAGATCGCCTATCCTTCCAGAAATAGACAAAGACGTGATGAGTGGGATAGCGGTCCTGTAACTGTTAGAAGATCGGGTAATTATCCTGCCTAATAAGTTATACTTAAAACATATAAAATTATAGGGTATCTTATGCTTGAATTTAGAAAGAATGACAAGGCAGGAATAAACAGCATTTACAGACCAGACGATAAGATCCAAGCGGATCGCGAGGCCGTTTATAAAAGATTTAATGATATGAAAAACGCCAAGATGTTTAATGGCGTTTCTTTAGATGCACTTCATGATAAGTACGAAAGACAATACGAAGCCTTCAGACCGCCTAAAGGAAAGGAGTGGCAGTCAAACATTGTTCCTCCATTCACAACATCGGTCATAGAAAAACAGCTTGCAGAAGTTGTTGAACAGACCCTAAGACCAAAGATCCTACCAGCAGGACCAGAGGATATATACAAGGCGCAGCTTATGAACCATGTTGCCGACTATACTTGGTATGTGGGTCAGGCAGATCTGGAGCTTGCTGATTTTCTAAGAGTAAAGCGTACTCAATTGGGATATTCTCAAG